TCTTTGTCTTCCTTCGTGATTTTTTCCTCTGATTTAGTTTTTTGTAATCTTTTTTCTTTGTTTTCTAAAATGTTCATTAAGTTAATTGAATCGATGTTTGCTCGGTATAGACTTGCTGCCTCAAGAGCTTTGTAAATATCTCCAATTTTGTTTGTCATCACATCAAATTTTTTGTCAAAAGTTCCTTTATAGTCTTTTTCAAAATCTGTTATGTATCCTTTATCTGCAAATAATTTCAATATGTCGGTCGTTAAAATTCCGCCTTTAATTTTTCTTTCTGCTTCAGCCGCTATTTGTCCTGTAGACTCTATTAGAGCTTTCCAATCGTCCCACATTTCTTGATTGACTCCAAGAGGATTTCCAGGCAAGTTTCCAACAAAATTTTTAACTGCTTGTACAGTTTTAAATCTATTTAATGTATTAAGCCTTGGGTCGTTTTCTTCGGTAATGTTGTGCTTTATATAAAAATCGTCTATTTTTTTTCTAGCATCAAGCATTAGTTTATAACCATCTGCAACTTTATTTTTATTGTCATTAATTTTTGTAACTCCTGCTGGGGAGGCTCTAGAAACATTTACTCCCTCAATACCCAGATATGAACCATGGTCTTCAATTTCAAAATCAGATGGATTATTTTTTGAAAAATCTGGGTGATCTATTTCGTGTTTAGCTTTTGCTAAATCTAGTGTTTCTTTTTTTGTATTGGAGTTTCGTAACATTGATTCCGCTCTCATCCTTGCTAAATCGCTATTATATCTTTGTTTTTCTACGTCTAATTTTTCTTTATCGTATTCTCTTTTATAGCGTTTATCTTCTTTATCTATTTCTCTACTGTATAATTCTTTTTCAATTGCTCTAGCTATAGCTGCCTCTTGTGTTTCTAATGCTTTTCTAAGCTTCTCTCTCTCTAAGTTCTCTTTTTGTAATTGTTGTCTTGATTCATCATAACCACCAAGTCCTTGCATCATCATGCCACTTAAATCATTTATAAAGCCTCTAGCTCCACTCGATCTCCAAGGTTTTGCTGCGTCTGCTTGATATGCTGCATTCATTCCACGTCTTAGGGCTATTCCCCTTTGTTCGTCATTTAAAGCAGTGTTTATCTCTTTGCTATCACTTTTTAGTTGATTTTGTATACCCTTTATTTTGCTTAAGGCTTTTTCCATACCTCCCTCAAATGAGTATTCCTGAGGTTTTTTATTTTGATTTAATAAATCAATTATTGAGTGTTCATCATTTTCATTAGGTTTTTCGTATTCACTTATTTCTTCGTTTAATCCTGAATTCTCGTTATAGTCTTCATTTCCTAAACCTGGAATGTTGTTATAGTCTTCACTTGCTAGCATTTCTCGTACCTCTTGCATTAATGAAGGGTCGGTATAAACTGAGGGGGTGTTATATCTAGGGTCTTTAGGTATACTCATATTCATTGGTAAGCCCATGTTTTTAGCGTTAGGCATACTCATATTTTTGGGGTTGTTAATTAAACCTAGTGCTTGTAATATGTCGTTATTTTTCATAGTTTTTGTTAGTTATAATAATTGAAATCTAACCCCAAAGCGCTTAAAATATCTCTAAGCTGATTTTTGTTAGCAGTTTTTTGGGGTTCTATGCCACCTATTAATTGTTCTAATGGTTTTTCTTTTATATTAAAATTTTTGTTGTATTTAATTGCGTATTTTAAATCTTGCGGCAAGTATGATATTTCTACATTCCCAGTTGGAGTAATTTTGGTTGGGCCAAAAAATTGGCTACTCAATTGGTAGATTCCTCCATCAGGCGTTGGCGAAAGATACAAATTACTTCCTTGGTAAGCACGACCTATATTTATAATCTGATTAAATTGTTCTTTGACTTGTTGGTCTGTAAGATTGTTAATTGCTGAATTGACATTGTTCTTCAGTTCAGAATCGCTTGGTATTCCCCAAGAAATAATACTGCTCTGATATGCTCTGTGATTCATATCTTCTTTGTATTTTTTGCCTCTAAGTGCATCACGCATTATTTCAATAGGATATTCTGCTCCTTGTTGTTCGATTTCTGGTATTATGTCAACCAAAGTACTAAGAGGCATTTTATCAAGAATTCCTATGCTCATATTTTTAGCCAAGTATGGTGTATAATTTTCCACGGGGACTGAGTAAACGGGGCCTCCATATTGTCTTCTTTTGTTGATGTATGCTTCTCTTATGTTTGGATTTCTATCAAGCATCATTTGTTCTACATTGCCTATATGTATTCCTGGGTTGTTTCTGATTAAGTTACGGTCGATAAAATTAACTAGCGATCCACTTTGTTGCAATGCTCTTAATATTACATCTATATAATGTCTATAACCATCAACAAACGCTTCACCTCCTCTGTGTTGAATATCTAAATACTTTTCCCATAATTTTTTATAAATATCGTTAGACCTTTGTTCTCTGATTTGGACTTGTCTCTCATACTCTATTTGGGCCCTTCTAGCTTCTGCTTCTTGTTGTGCTCTTATTCTATTTGCTTCTTGCTGTCTTGCTGCTTCTTGTGCTCTTCTAGCTTCTTCTTCGGCCGCTCTTTGTCTTACTAATTCTGCCTCCCTTTGTGCTAATTCTTCTCTGCTTTGCCTTTCCCTAGCTGCTTCAGCTATTCTTCTCATTTCTTCTTCATCATTAAATAGCTGTGATGTTCTTTGTATTCTAGGGTCTGTCGTTGGTGCAGCTACTTTTGACTCTTCAAATGGAATATTTGCTGGTAAATTATTAAATTGTAATGCAGATGGTAAAACTAAAGGTGATTGTGAACCAGCCCTTTCGATGCCACCAGCGATTGCTAATCCTCTATTTTGCGGATTACTTCCTAAATTCCCTCTATTGTTATTTTCCCAATCTGCTTCATCTGAGAACTGTTGAAACGCTTGATTTAGTCTATTTTGCTCATTACCCCAATCAGTTACTCCTCTCTGATTAATATTTCTGATTTGATTAAATGCATCGCTTATTTCTCTACTACCAGTTCTATCAAGTTCTCTTACTCTTTCATTATTTACATCATTTTCTCTAGACAAATCAGTTAAGCTTCTGTTTAGTGTATCTGTTGTTATATTTGCTCTGCTGCCGTATTTACCGCTTACTATATCTCTAATTGCTGCATCTAATTCAGACTGATGACTCTTTGAGCCAAAAGTTCCATTCATTACTCTAGATGCATTTATTTTAGCTGTAACTTGCTTAATAGCTCTTTGTACATCTTTATCTAAGTTTTGCTCTAGGGGTGATGCTTTATCGTTAAGAGTAGCTAGTGCTTTTTGTGAAGTTATATCTCCATCGGTTAAGCCTTTTCTTAAACGTCTTCTTTCTTCATATGAATTATCTTGAATATTTGGCTCTAATCTCTCGGCTAAGTTGTATGATAGTTTCATATCAGGCGTTAAATCAGCTACAAGTTTGCCTGGATAAACTGGATAATTTGTATTTAAACCAGCCATACCTCTTCTCAGTCTACTTTCAGCGTATCTTTCTTCTGAGGGAGTCGGTGTTAGGGGGTTGAATTCACCGCCTTGTTCAGCATTAAGTCTATCTCTTCTAACGGCATCAGCAATAGTAAGTCCACCAGATATTGCATCCCCAAGACCTTGAATTTTTGTATATGGATAATTTACCTGTCTATTAAACATTGCTCTATCGGCATTAAACTTACTTTGATCGTAAGCGTGCTTTTGATTGCCGAGTTGTTCTAACAAACCTAAAACACCTTCTTTTGTAGCGTTTTTACTTAAAGATAATGCATTTAGAGTTTGTAATGTTTTGCTGTTATCTCTGGTATCAATATTTCTAGCTTCGTTAGCTAAATTATCAAAACCTACTTTAGATTGAGCGTTTTTTGCTAATGTGTCTTTGTTGATTTTACCTTCTAAATTACCGCTATAAGTATCACCAAAGGTATTTTTTATTCTTTGAGTTCCGAATCTTCCCAAGTTTTGCTGTTGAGTTGATATTCTATCGAGCAAACCTTGTACATCTCCATCTTTAAAACCTAGGCCTCTGTGAGTAGTATGCTGTATGGCTCTAGTATAACTTGGTCTTTTTAGTCTATATTGGTCTTCAATCTGTCTTTTTCTTGCTGTTAATGCGGACATCTCAGGTCTTGTTTGACCTGGATAAACTGGATACCTATTGTTAAGTAATGAGCTATTTGTATTAGCTAAACCGCTTCTAGCTTGTTGCAATAATGCTTCTAATTGTGATGGCATATATTTAACCTAATTTACAAAGTATGAGATTTTTTTATTGAGCAGGCTTGGTGGTATTTTTTTCTTAGGATTTTTGGCTTTGTACTCAGCAATATTTTTTAAAAAACTATCTAAAAATTTTGCACCGGCTCTATTGTTACCATCTCCTAAATCCGCAACTCTACTAGCATTTACAACATATTCACCATCACTGAGTAAGGCCTCAATTTTATCAGCTTGCCCATGAGTATCACCATTCAAAAACTTACCAGTAGCAAACTTTTTATGTTTATCAGAATCTTTATTACTATCTTCAAAATCCTCAAAACCATTAAAGCCATTAAAGCCATTAAGCGGTATTAATATTCTAGTAATAGTTTGTTTAATAATAGGTTCTTTTTTTTTTAATACAGACTCAACGATGCCACCTTTAGCAAACTTTTGAGGTTCATATTCCATCCATCTACCAGTTCTTGCGTACGTTTCAGGTGAGTTAATAGTTCTATTGAATCCCCCTTGAGCAATTAGAGGATTTATAGCATTTCTATAGCTATCCAAGTCTTCTCGGTTTTTCTTTCTTTCTTCTCTTTCTTTTTGCTTTTTCATTTCGTAGTATTGAAGTTCTCGCTCTAATTTTGCTTTTTCTTCGGCTGGCGTTAATTGCATAGCTTGTTGATATCTTTTTTGCTCTCTGCCCATTTGTTCAGGACTTTGTTTACTTAAGAAATTCGCAGCTAAAGTACCAGCCGTCATTAAACTCATTGGATCTGATGTTAATTTATCTAAAAAGCCTTTTTCAGCAACTCCTTTTGCTACTTCTGCTGCTCCTAAATCTGATGCACCTTTTGCCGCCCCAACACCAACGGCACTACTTTTACCAGCATTAGTTAAGAAGTCAATCGGCCCTGTGTAGCCTTTTCCTCCATTTAATCCTAATGCTGCTGTTATAGAATTTGCATTACCATAATTTGATAATGCAGCTCCAGCATTTTTAAAACCTAATGCACTTGCTCCACTTCCAGCCAAAGATGCTGCACTAGGTAAAGTTGCGCCTATTGCTGCACCACTTGCCGCACTACTTAAATAATTTGGTTTACCTGGCGTTATTTTAAATCCTTTGTCTAATGCCGTACCACCCATGCTGCCCAAAGAACCGCCTATTACGCCTCCTACTCCAGGCAAAATAGTGTTTCCAATAATTGTACCAACAACTGCTAATGCATTTCTTAAGTTGAAAACCTTTCTATTAAAAATGCCTGGTAAAAATGCAAATTCAGGTAATCCAGTGTTAGGATTAATTGTTCCGCTTCCTCCCATCTGTTTTAATATTTCAGCTTCCTCAGGATTAATGTGAGCTAACATAGTATCTCCATATCTTCCTTGGCTTCTAAGCATTTCAGTAATACTTGGTAAATCTAGTGCGGCTGTATTTTGTTGAGAGTTATAACTTCTATTGTTTAGTATATTTTCTAGGGGGTTATATCCCATTGATTGGTTTGCTAACATGTTAAAATATTAATAATTTTATTAGAAATATTATAACATTTTAATAACTTAAGGTTGATTATTTTTGTATTTTTGTTATCTCTAATCTTGAGTTTACTATGTTGAAAAATATATCAGCCCATTCAACCCAATCCTTATATTTCGATTCCTTTTTTTCTATATCGTCTTTAGAATTAGGGTTTTTCTGAGGGTTGGGTATTTCTAAAGTGTTGAATGGCTCTAATTTGATAATTGTAGCTGCCCAAGAAACCCAGCTATCGTTGTCTTTCATTTTAGGTAATACAAAATCTTCGTAGTCTTCAACTACGCTATCTCCCCATCTCTTAGGAGTAATGTGCTTATTTGGAGTAACACTAACAGGCATTAAACTTGACTATCTCCCTCATCAGCCTCAAAAAAACTAACACCAGCTTTAAAAGCTACGTCTATATCTTCTCTTCCAAACTTAAACGCTATATTCCTTGCCTGAAAGTTTGATATAGTTATATATTCGGTTTGTTTATTGAATGTAATTTTGTCTGATGTTATCGTTTGAGAGCTTGCAAAATTTTTGCCTAATATTTGTACATACATTTTGCTATTATTTATATTGTTTCTAGTCTGACTTATAGCAAAATTAGGCTCTATTTGCTTTACTTGCATGAATTTTTTAGCTCCAACGGGCTGCTTGAAATTGTTAAAAGTTGCATATGAAACCCAAGGGGTTACAAAATATGAGCTAATTAATCTAGGTGTATCCGCAGTTTGCACGCTTCTAGTATCCAACTCTCCAATTCCTGTTTCTAGCTTCCAAAAGCCTCTTATGTTATAAACTCCATTAAACGCTAAGCCATAAGTTAAAAAATCACCATCAGAATCAAATACGCTACTCTGTGCATCAATTTTAGTGCTATACCAGATATCGTCTTGAACATTATATATAATTGCATTTTTACATTCTCCTGCGGAGCCTTTTGTCGGATAAAACCACCAAATCTCATTTTTGGTAGGATACTTTACTGCAAAGACTCTTGATGCATGAGCATAATCTATATTTTCATGAAAGAACTGTTGGCTCATTGTATTTTTAAGTATATCAACAACGCCACTGTAAGTATAAAAAACACCTTGCCCAACCCAATAGAAAACTCCGTTGAAATTCACTACACATTTGTTTGAAAGTATTGAAATCTCAGTAGTTATAACTTGAACATTGAACTTTATAGAATAGCCTTTCGTAGCATCCGTTAGCTCTCCTGAATTTGAAAACTTAATAACGCTGTTAGTCGTCCAAAAAATAATCGTTGGCGTTGTTGCTCCGCCTCTCGTTAGAGCTCCGTAGATGATTTTTTCATTAGATATTGCAATCGGTTTTTCTAAAATTTTACCTGGAATTAATAATACTTTTGGGTTTACATTTTCGATAAAAGTGTTTGCATAAGCCTCGCCTCTTGTACAAAATATGTGGCCGTCACTTCCGTAAAAAAATAAGTAAGGTGCACTAAAAATAACACCGCCATCACCAGCAAATCCTTGGTCTTGAAATATTGGTGGTTGGTTTGGTTCTAATTGCAATTCTTCGTTTTCGGGTACGGGTTGATTTTTTATTTTGCCTGCTTTTAGAACAAATGGGCCTTTTAAATTTGCTTGAGTTAATTGTTTTCCTTCTTCTAATAAATACATATAGCTTGGAATTCTACCTCTTTGATTGGCTCCTAGCGTATCGTTTGAACTTACATAAAAAGCTATAAATTTTTTTTCATCAGTAGTAAAAAAAGGAAATATTTGAGTTACTGAAAAATATCCTCCGCCAAGTTCACCTCCGAGCTCAAGAGATTCGATGCGGGTTATTTGACTTCCAAAGTCAGGCCCTACAAAAATTTTTGGTATTTTATATAATTTAAATCTACCATTTCTATCATTGATAGAAACAGAAAAATATACACAATTATTAATCGAAGCAAAAGTTCTAACATTACCAAAGTTAATTGGTTCTCCTTGATTGGGTACGTTTCCATTTTCCATAGTAGGTATACTTTCAGTACCCCCCATGCTTTGTGGCATTTTGTTAACAAACCTTAACCACTGACTATCCGTACAATATTCTCCTTGAAAGCTTGAGCCATCTTTTAGAATGCCGGGTTTGTAAAGTATCGGTACAATAGTTCCCATATCAATTATTGCTGTCTATATTTCTGTCTGTTTTTCTTGATTCTTTTTGTTTTAATGCTGTGTCTAATAAGCCTTGATAAGCTTGTAAATAAGACATTTTTGTATCTTGGCTAGCCTTCACAAAAGTTGATGCTTCAACTAAGCACGCATAAAGTAGTAAATTATAAAATCTTTCAGTGTATATGTTTGTATTTGCGATAATTACGCTAGCAGGTATTGCATCGTAAGTTATCTGATAATAATATTGCTGATTAGGTGTTGGTGAAACAAATATAAAATTATAAGCTTGATTTAATGCATCTGCAGCCCTTGGTTTATCGCAGTAATATTTGGGTTTTGGGGATATGTTGTTAGCTTCACTTGAATTTTTATTAAACGTTATACAAAATTCAAAATCTCTTTTAAGAAGTATTGTTGAGTCTTGGTATATATTAGCATCATTGCCAACAACGATATTTTTTGTTTGATACCAATTTGCAGGCTTTTCAACGAAAGGGTCTCTAATTCTAAATTGAGCTGTTGCTACAACTTGCTCTAAAGCCATATCTTTAAGCGCTTGCCAAAGTCTTTGCTCACCCAAGGTAATAATAGTATCTAGATTACTATCTGTAAACCCTGGATCGTTTTGACTTCTAGCTAAAAAACTTCTAATATCAGCTCTTAGAGCAGCAACGTTTTTTGCCATTTAGATAATCAGCCATTGATTATTTTGATTGTTAATAACCTCAATAAAGCCGTAATTTGTATTAATTGAAATTTGAGTATTGCCCTCAATCAAATCTGTGCCTGTAGTCTTTATCGTTATGTTATTAATGCCAGCAAAGCCTTTAGCATCTTTAATCAAATATCTAACTCCATTTTCTAAGCTTGAAGATACAGGTAATAATATTTCTTGAGATGAAATACTAGTATCAACAGCTATGAAATGCTCGTTATTCTGTAAAGTATATGAGTTAGAACTTGACGTTAAATTTGATATGAATGTTGAGTTTTTGGCTGCCCAAGTTGTATTTCCATTGCTATCAGTTGTTAGTATATATCCGTCTTGAGGTTGATTTGATGGAAAAACAAAATTCAAAACGTTAGGTACTGCCAATGTTGGTGCTGTAATAGTATAAGTAGTACCATTGTGTTCATAGATATTACCATTTCCACCAATATTATTATAATAATTAGATGCACTTATAGTTATACCACCTAAATTATTTATCGTAGTGGTTGAACTTCTAAGCAAAGTTCCAGATGCATCATTCCAAACAGCTATGCCATCTTTTGTAATAATTCCTGTTGGATTAATTGTGCTACTTCCTGCAAAGTCTATATTTACGCCATTTTGATTTGCTCTGAATTTATTAGTTTCAGAATTGTACCAAATTGAACCTGATTTAACTGTATCAAGTGCGTTTTCTTCTGCGTTATTGAGTCTAGATAATAATAATACTCCCTCATTAGTATTTAGCTCTAAAACAGCCGAAGGCGAACTAGAGCCCGCTGGTAAATCACCAGAAAATACAGTACAAACTCTTGCTGCCGCACCAGCGCCTTGTTCGTGGATGGTGCATGCTGATAAGCTATTTAAAAGAACAGAGGCATCACTTCCAGTAAACTGTATAGCGCCTAAATTAGATATCAAATATCTATCTTCGTTTGCTTGGTTTTGATTAAATAATAATTCTTGTTGTACTTTACCTATTGCTACATTGCTATCTTTTATTATTTTTCCGTTTACATCGCCAAAAACAACTATATTGTTTGCTATAGAACTATCTGGCCCAACAACATTGCCACCATCGCTACCTAAGTTAATAAAAGTAGATTTTCCGTCTTTTCCCTTAATAGCTCCCTCGATCTTGTTTGACGTAATATTATAAGCTAAAGTTCCGAATAAAATTGGGTTTTTAGAATCATCAGAATTTACTATTTTATCTCTTTGGGCATCACTTAAAACCTGAGGCAACGCTAAGCCATTTGTTTGACTTGATGAGTCAGCATTATCTATTTTGTTGCCAGATACACTTACACCATTTTGACTATTGAATCTTAGACTAGTTAAGCCAGTTATATTTTTATCTTTTGACATTTATTTTTTTTTTTTGTTTATATTGGTTAAAAGCTTTTAAAAAATATTGTTGAAAAAGTTGTTTAATAAGTTGAAAATTATGCTACTGTTACTGTTTTCCATCCACCATTTAAATATGTTCTTATTACGTTGTTTGTAGTATCACGATATACATAACCTTCTATTTGGTTTTCTGGTACTTCGACACTTGCCGTTGTTCCTGATGGTAAAATAAAAGGAACTCCATTTAAACCAACTCCAGCGGTATTTGTAGGAATAGTATAAAAATCTACTACTTTTTTTGTACCATTTGCATTTGCTCCTCTAATACCTTGGTATCTATCATTTGTATTGTTATAAAATGTTGTGCCATCAACGTTATTTCTTTTAATACCATTTTTATCTATATATGGCTTATTTGTAGCAAATTGTTTGTCGATTTGGTCTTCAGTAGCAATTGGATGATATATACCAAAGCTTTTACTTTTAGCTCCAAGTAATGGATCGCAATCACTAGCTATTGCTTCATATACAGTTGTTTCGTTTCTTATTTCATTAAAATTATTATTTTTTGCCATTTTTTTATTTACAAATAATTGGTTAATTTTTTAATATTCAAGAATTATTGCTCCAGCTGCTCCAGTGCCCCCAACTGTTCCTGCTGATGCTGTTGTTGCTGAAACACAAGCTCCACTTCCACCCGCACCATAGGAGTTTGTATCAGCGTTTTGTCCAGATAAACTACCTCCTGAGCCATTTGTCGAAGGTCTTGCTACCCCTTTTGCACCTTTTCCCCCGTATTCACTAGCGCCGTCCCCACCATCACCAGAAGCAGGATAAGCATTGTTGGTATTTTGAGTTATAAAGTTTGAACAACCCCCCCTGCCCCCTCTTAAATTTATGTCTCCACCACTACCAACGCCACCGATTACTCCTGTTAAAGAAGGGTTTGTACCACCTGGATATATTGCTCCACCAGTTCCACCAGTTGCGGAAATTGTTGAAAATGTTGTAGTGCCACCAGTTCCACCAGCCGCTCCTAATGCCCCAGCTGTACCCCCAGCTCCGATTGTATAGCTGATAACTTGTCCTGGTGTTACAGATAAAACGCCGATTGATGCACCACCACCAGCTCCACCACCAGAAGCACTATTTAAAACTCCACCAGCTCCACCTCCTCCACCACCAATTGCGGTTACCTTGATTTTTGTAATGCCTGCTGGAACTGTAAAAGAGCCAGTTGTCGTTAATAAAGCCAAAGTTGGAATAAATCTTAATGAATCAGCATAAGTTTTATTTACTGCTTGATTAGCTGTAGTCGGAAGTGCTAAATTATCAATATTAGTACTATTCATATCAATACCAGCTTTTGCAGTAAGCAAAGCATTAGCAAGTATTGTATTAAATACACCAGAAATACCTTGCGAAGCCGTACCAGAGCCAATGCTTGGTGCTACTAACAAAATATGTAAATATCCATTTTGCGGAACTGATCCTGTTTCTTCAAGATATATTTCTGCCGTAGTATTTGAAACTGTCCTATAAACTAAAGTATAAATATCGTTTGCAACACTACTTTGAGTTGCGTCAAACCACTGAACAATAACTAAAGGAGCATAACCAGCATCGCTATAAGTAATATTGACGGCAGATTGACCGTTAGTACCAGAAATATTTGTTTTAAATGCAGTAAGTATTGCTCCTGTAACTGTCAAATTTCCAATGGGATTTCCACCAACATCACCTGCGTATACAGTACCACTTCTAAGATTAGAAGATATAGTATTGTTAGCTATAACGTTTACAGCACTAAAAAAATCACTTATCTGAGAGGATGTAATGTTAGTTAGCGTAGTAGTTATATTTCCACTAGATAAATTCCCACTCCCAGTTATCGCTCCAGTTAGAGCAATGTTTCTAGTATCAACATAGTTTTTAGTTGATGCATCTTGAGCCGAAGTGGGGTCTAGTACATTAATTAACTTTTGAGTATTTAAATTTAGGCTAGAAGTCGGTATTGACATCTGATCGAGTCTACTTGTTCTAACTTGAGTATCAAAGCCAGTTACCTGAGAGGGTATGATGTTAGTTAGCGTAGTAGTTATATTTCCACTAGATAAATTCCCACTCCCAGTTATCGCTCCAGTTAGAGCAATGTTTCTAGTATCAACATAGTTTTTAGTTGATGCATCTTGAGCTAGGGTAGGGTCTGCTAAAGATACTATTTTATGTGAATTTAATTTTAAGTCTAAATTGTTATCAATAGTTATATCGGTGCTATTTAAAATAGTCCCAACATTATTTCCCCACAATGCTAATGCATTTGTTGTAGTATTAGCGTTTCCAGTAACATTTCCACCAGAGGTTGGATTTGTATAATACCAAGTCGGATTTGCTCCTCCTGTGGTTGCTAAAAGCTGTCCTGTCGTTGGCGTAGAGTTCGGTAATGTTATTGATATGTCCTGAAGTGGCGTTGCCGCTTGAAGCGTTGTAGAAAAATTAGAATTATTATTTTTAAAAACTAGATTTGGATTATTTGTTGTATTAAACGTTAATTGACTAGTTTTTGCTGTATTTATTATATTAACGTTATTATAAATATTATTAATAGTTGCGTTGCTTAGTGTCGTATCTCCAGCAACATTTAATTTGCCTTGAATTTCAGTGTTGCTTGTAACGCTTAAAGTACCAGCCAAAGAAGTTGAACCAGTAACGCTTAATGTATTATTTGATATGAGTGCACCGCTTGCAGTAATGCTGCTAGCTGTAATATTTTTATTTGTAGTTAAGTCATTAACTAATACTGGATTTTTATTTAATGTGATATCTTGAACAGATGTACTTCCCGCAACTGTTAGTGTATTTAAATTACTACCATTACTTACAGTTAAATCTTTTAGTGTAGAGCCATTATTTACAGTCAAATTATTTAATGTTGTACTACCAGTGGTGATTAGATTATTCAAATTTGAATCACTTGTAATAGTTAGGTTTTTAGATGACGTAGTATTTAGAACGTTTAAGTTGTTATTAGCTGTAACATCTCCCTTTAAAGTAGAGTCATTATTTACAGTTAAATCTTTTAGTGTAGAGCCATTATTTACAGTCAAATTATTTAAAGTAGTATTTCCAGTAGTAGTAAGATTATTTAGATTTGAGTCGCTTGAAATAGTTAGACTTTTAGATGATGTAGTATTTAGAACGTTTAAGTTGTTATTAGCTGTAACATCTCCCTTTAAAGTTGAGCCATTATTTACAGTCAAAGTGTTTAAAGTAGAGTTATTGTTTACAGTCAAATTATTTAATGTTGTACTACCAGTGGTGGTTAGATTATTCAGATTTGAATCACTTGTAATAGTTAGGTTTTTAGATGACGTAGTATTTAGAACGTTTAAGTTGTTATTAGCTGTAACATCTCCCTTTAAAGTAGAGTCATTATTTACAGTTAAATTATTTAATGTTGTGTTTAAATTTACGCTTAAATTGTTGGCTTCTAAATCATTAAGCTGAGCAAATCCTGTTGAAGAAATGTTATTTATAATTAAACCACTAGTTACGTTTAAAGTGTTTAAATTGGCAGTACCTAACGCTGTAAAGTCACTAAAAGTAGAGCTATTATTTACAATCAAAGTATTTAATGTAGTACTACCAGTGGTGGTTAGATTATTCAAATCACTATTACCCAAAATAGTTAATGTTTGTTTGCCTATTATATTACCTTCGACTGTAACGTTTTCGGTTACATCAATATCTCCGTTTACATCTAAACATACATTTACAGTAGCCTGATTGAATGTTGGTGCATTTTCTAGTTCTAGGGATATTGCCTTAAGTTGATTTCCTTTTATATCTCCTGTCGTTGTAATATTTCCATCAACTTTAAGGCTTCCCGCTATTTTGTCTACAACTGTTAATTCCTCAATAGTCGCATCATTACAAGCAAATGCTCCAAATACCTCAACATCGTTAAATTTTGCTAGCGTTTCTGATGTTATTTTTCCTTGTATCGTTGCTTCTTTTTCGACTATTAAATTTCCAGTGAGCTTACAATCGTTAAATTCAACATCGCCACCAGGCGCAATTCCGCCTCCTACACTTACCCAATTATTTGTCGCTGGGCTATAATACTCAAGTGCATTATCAACGTTATATACAATAGTTCCTGGTCTAATACTTATTAGTTCACCTTTGCTATTGTATTTATGAATATTCTGTATTTTATTTCTTTGTTCCTGAGTAACAACAGGAGGGCAAAGTCCCGTTGCTGTGTCTGTCGTCCCTTTTATGGGGTCGGATTCTATTGCGAGTCCATCAAATTTTGTGATGCTATTTGGGTCGTCTTTAGCCATGTATTTTTTAAATAATTAACTAAATTAATTATAACATAGTTAATTTTTTAACATTTAAATTTTGAATGTATCAATAAAAGCTGATATTTTGAATTTGTCGATTGTAAATTGTTGTTCTGAAACGCTTTGCATGTAAGCCAAAAATTCTGGTGTTGTAGTATCTAAATCAGTGTCTTTAGTTGTGTCTAATATTGAATTAAAACGATAATAATAAAAATCTTTATTGGCTATTTTTGTGCCGTAGTATGACAAAACTTGTAATGCTTGATGTACATGTTCTTGAGAACCTGTCAGTGATGCACTAAAAGAGTCAAGTAGTAAATATATATTTTCAAAATTAGGTATTATTGAGCTTACGTGAGCTTCGGCTTGAGATTCTGTAAGTCCTTTTTTTTCAATTAAAAATTGTTTAATCTCAGGTGGAGTAATCGGTTGAGGATCGAATAATCCAATCGTTCCAAGTCCTGTTCCAACCGAACACAAAGAAATCTTAGAAATAGATGGAAATAATGCGTTAATCAAGCTAAACGAAGCTAGAGATGGATTGTTGCAAAATAAACCACCATCAATCATCCATTTTTTTAAAGGGTCTGGATTTACTATACTAGAACTAGGAATAGGAATTGGTGGCAAATAAAGGGGTGCTGCTGATGTTGAAAGTGCAACATCGACTATTTTTTTGCTATGTCCTTCTAGTCCTGGAAATTTTATGTTTGAATAATAAACTGGTCTTATTGAGCGTATGTCGGCTCCAACATTTGCAACATCTCCAGTTGTAATCTCAAGAGATGGTATTAATACATTAGCTTTTAAATCGCTCATTAATGCATTGCCAAACACTGATTCTAGTTTTTGTCTTAATGCTGTGTTTTGATAATATGTCTCATCGCCATAGAGTAGCGTTAATATTTTTTGAGTAGTTGAGACGGGCGGAGAAAAAATCAAAGGCCCATCGTTAATATAAAAATCTATTAATTGTTGTGGTGTTAAGCCAAAAGCTAGACCTAGAGATATAATGCCACCTGTAGAAGTTCCTGAGAACAATGTTACAATTTTATAAAAATCTGTTTGATTTATACTAATTAAATTAGCAAAGTTTTTATAGAAAACGCTACTATATAAACCTCTCATTCCCCCACCATCGTTAGTAAAAATTAAAGCTTTATCTGAAAAGTTTGAATACATATTTTTTTTGTGTTATGATATTTTTGTGTTTTTTATAATGTCTTTTGGTTTCAATTCATTGGCGGTATCGTGTACTCAATGCCGCCAATAACTATTTTTCTTTCATTTGTTATTTTTTGAGCTAGGGTTTGTTTGGCAACGGGCAAAGGCAATACAGTAATTGTTCTAGTCAAAATCGATATAACGCCTGCTTCATCAGTAGAAAAAAATGGCCCAACAATTATTTCTTGGATATCTGGAGCTGGTAAAGATTCAGGTATAAACTGAGTTATAAATTCCACTTCACCAGTACCCAAAATAGGGGAAGCGTAAGTAATGCTGTAAGGTATTAATACTTCTGTTGCTAAAAGTTGAGATTCCCAAAAAAGAGTTCCAGGTGAAATTTTAGAAGGCGATAAAAAATAAAAACTAGTAATAGCAGGCAAAAGAGGTGGAGCGGGCCAATAATAAGTCCCCACAGAACCTACTTGGCTTTCAAATGTAATACCAGAAAAAGTAATACTTTTATTTCCTTTAACATTATTACTTGCAGTTAAGTTGCTTGTTATATTAATGCCGTTTGTGGCTTCTAATTCTATTGTACCTTGGGCACTATAAATATTTACATCGCTTTTAGAATTAATTGTTGATGAGCCATTTGTGTTAAGTCTAAAAGTCGAATATTGATTTTTTATTATTGTTGCTGATTTAGAATTTAATAGTATATCGCTATTTAGAGTTCCGTTGTTTGCTAATAATACAATACCATTGCTATCGTTAATAGTAATTGATGTATTATCTGTATTTGTTTTAAATGAAAGTGTGTTTGATGAGGAATTTATATTTTCTTCGCTCTTTATTGTTATCGAAGAGTTTGCGTTAGTAGTCTTAATATCAATTTTATTTCTAGCGATAAAGGCAGTATTATTCTTGCTGCTAATAGTCATTTCTCCAGCGTCATCTACGTCTCCTACGCTAATAATCACTTGTGTGTTATCTTGTATGTTGATGCCGTTAATTGACCCTAGGTTAAAAACTCCGGTGTCAAACGAAGTGCTATTTGTAGCTTTGCAAGTAAAACTGTTTGTTGGAAATAGCGTAGCGTCTGGTCTTATTGTAATGTTTCCTATAAGTTCAGCAAAACCAAAGCCTGTAAAAAATCCAGGGGCGATTGGTTTGCCAAAAACGGGCACCAAAACCCCATAATTAAGCCTTTCAAATACAGCGCTAACGCCATATTGACTGACGCTTAAAAGTTCAAAAGTATCAATTAGTGCCTTGTTATTAATTGTTGTAGAGTTTAAGATTGAGGTGTTGATAGTTTGTTTGTTGTCAATATTGTTGGAATAAACATGATCCGCATACAAATTTGTAACGTCTACCTCATTTACTATAATTTTGCCAGCTCTGATAGTCCCCGCATAAATCTCGTTAGCTTCTAGATAATTAACATGAACTTCATAAGAGTTAATATAATAATTGTCTATTGAGCCACTTTTAATATAATTAACTTTTAATATTTGAGCATTAAGATTTTTGATAAAAGAGTAGTCAATTGGAGTTAAGCCATCTCCTTTGTTTGCTCTATCTATAAAATTTTTCTTTTTTCTATCAAAGCCAGCGTCAAAATTAATCATAATTCTCAAATCTTGGTCTTGGGTTTTTCACTGGGGCTGGGTCTCTTGATGGCAATGGAGGTCTATTTTGCTCATTCGGTTCATCATAAAAAGGTCTTCCGACCATCATTCCAGTCCATATTAGCTCGTTGCCTACCCATTCCATTTTTTTTACTAAATCGGTTGTGTCAAAAACCATCATTGATAAGTCGCATCTTCCGACTGTATCGTTTCCAGACGTTCTTTTTCCGCTTGCGTTTTTAAATCTCATTTATTAATTTTTTAACTATTTATATTTGTTAATTGATATGAAACTTTTGGAACATTTTTTGTAATAGCTTTTTGCAATGCGTCTTCGTATCTCATTTTTAAAGCCTCTGCTCTGTCTGGTGCATATTGAGTAGCTAACATTTCAGCTACACCTAAGGTTAAAGCTAAAATAAAAGCGTAAGGAATGTTTGGAGCTTCTAGGAAAGTTTCTAATGTTTCAAATACGCTTTGCCCTAGATAAATAATTTGAGAATTATTAGTTGTGGGGAGCGGCCAGACATACATCATTGGGGTAATCTGATAGTCTACATAATACATAGTACAGCGATAGTTTTTGTAGAATTTGATAGGTCTATCCATGTAATCACTTCTAGACTCTTCAGTCATTCTTAAATCTTGAATATTATTGTTAAAATACAATTCTTGTATATTTAGTGTTGCTCCGCCTGTTTCTCTTATACGATAATAAAGATAAGTATTTAACGATAAATTAGTTTCAAAATAATAGCTTTGATTTTGTTTATAATTTTGTTTTGGTATTTCTAAAATTGTTGTGTAATTAACCCCATCATTTGAACCTTCAAAAGTGATTGTATATTCTTTGTCATCTTCAGAAATAACGCCTAAAATATCAACAGAAACAGGGTTTGAGAACTGCATACCAATATTTCCGTCTGTAGCATCTTGAGTACATGCAGTATTTTTATTGCCATCAAATGCATTGGCAGCAACACCAGAGCTAGCAAAGGCAATACCTAAATTATTTCTGACATAAGTTCTAAAAAAAGCCTGTAATACATTTTGAATATTGTAAGGTAGTTCATAATAACGTTTACCTGGTATTGTATTTATTACATTTGTCTTGATAGTCCAAACGTGAATATTTCTATTAAACCAATCGGATAAGATTAAATTTACTGAGTTTCTTGAAGACTCAAGTTGCTCTCCTGTGATAGAAGACGATTTAATGCCAATTAATTCAAATGATTTTTTGATAATAGTATCAATAGTATCAACTGAATTAAAAAAGCTATAACTATTAGAGCTATTAATCATATTTGTAGTATTTGTGCTGTAAGTGGGCGGTTATCAGTATTTTGAGTAATTTGTATTAAAAGTAACGCCGTAGTCGAATTAAGATCAAAGCATTTTGTTCGATCCTCAGCTTCACGTATCAAATAAAAATACTTTTTATCAATCAAATCTTGATAAAGGCCTCTTTTTCTATTTAATGAACCTAAAATATTGTATTTTACGTTTGCATCGTCAGCAGGATCGATTACAAAATTAATAGCATACTCAAGAGTCTTTCTATAATTGTTTACGTCAAAAGTCGTCAATGTAAAAAAACCAATTTTATCTGTTCCGATGCTTACGCTTCCAACCACAACCCCAGCGTGCTCAATTTTGTAGATATAATCATAATAATTGTTTGAAGTTACTGTATCATTATTAGGCCCCCCAATATTCTCAATAATATCAACACCATTTTGTCTACCATATATTACAAATTCTGCAGCACTCATATTTTCAGCAGAAGTAAAATTTAGCTTTCTAACCACTGATGCGTTCAGGCTGTTGTTATAAGAAAAATCAATATTTTTATAAGTATTTTTATTTGAGAATCTACCATTCAAATTTAACGGAGTATCTGCTATTAACACTTGCGATAAAGCTATATCATTATTATTTGATGCTGGCCAATTAAGTTCTTGATAATTTGATGTTGTGAACATTTTTTTAATTATTGATTTTTGTTAATACAGACTAGGAAAATCCTAGCTGTAAAATTTAGGCAACTGGTGCTCCTTGAGCTCCAATGATACCTCTTGGAGTTATTGAAAATGAAAATCTTGCACTAGCCGTATAATATTCTTTTCGCTCTAGTGTTGCCATTTCTTTTTCGTATTCGATATTTTGACGTTCGAAGTGTATTCTTTCGTCTTCTTTATCAGTTAAACCAAACCAGTTTGAATTGCTGGATAAATAAACAGATGTGATGTAAGGCATATTTGGAAATAAAAACTTAATAGCATTTACATCATTATTACCGACCGCTGGTCTGAATTCAGATTTTAGTAATCTAATCATCTGAAACTCAAGAGCCGCTGGTATAACAAGCTTAGTAAGTTTCATATTCATTGGATTGCCTGCTGGGTCTTTCATATACTTTGCAAGTAAAATTGCCTGCTCAAGTCCTGCTTCCGATAAATCAACATATATATTATTTCCGCCCACTCTGTTCGACCATGTGCCATTGATACAAGGATGAAGAGATGAAGCTAATGGCTGTCCATCAGGTAACTGAGTATCGTTAAAAGCTGTATTTAGTATGTTGAAACCTAAAATTTCTTTTTGTTTTTCGATAGATTCAAACAATGCTTTTGATGTATTATTGAATTCTTTTACATAATACAAATTGTCATCTTTTGCTTCTTTTGTGAAGCCTACAGTTTTTGCTACAGTTAAATGAGTTACTCTGTATGTGATATCCGTTGTTAATGAAACAGGGTCTAATCTTTGGCCTTCCTGGATAATGGAAGCTGGTGTTAATGGCATAGCATCAGTCCAATATTCCATTGCTCTTTGTGATTTTTTACTTGCTCCGTAAACTTTTGAGTACTCCCTTTCAACATTTCCCCAATTGTCTCTAATTTTGTAAAGCCCTGGTCTTAAGTAGGGCTCAATATTACTTCTAAAAGTTATTGACATGATTTAATTTTATTTAATTTAATTTAATTTTTTGTTATGCTAAGTGTACAGTATGCTTTTAAATCCTGCTTTTTTGCCGATATAATGCTTATTCCAAGTACAAATTACTCTACAAAACGGCATATCAACGCCCGGTGTTTGATTAATGTTATTTGGTACTTGATATGGGTCTTTCCTTTGTACTAATTCATCGTTATCAAGACCTAAAATTGTTACGTCGTAACCAACATCATTGTCGTCATCGGCATTTGCAGTTAATATACTTGCACCATCTAAGTAGTAGGCTGAGCCCTTGTTTATATCGCCTTCTGTTGGATTTTTTGTATAGCCTGAAGCTAGCGTTGCTGCGTCAAATGCAGCTCCATCAATTCCTAACCGTGCGTTTTTACCAATCCACGTCCAGCCTGTAGCTCTACTTGATACTGCTAAATCTCTAAATATCACTGTATCTGCTTGTGCTTGATTTGTGATATTAAGAGCGGCTGATGTAGATATCTGAACGCTAAAAATCAAATTAGGATCATCATTAACTTGAGCGTAAATAGGAGTGTTTGGCATTATTGCGCTAATGCCTGGAAAATATTTGCTATATTGACTTTTGCCTGTTAAATCTGTGTAATTACATCCCAAAAATATTCCCATTGGTAAAGTCGCTTTTTGTGTTGCCGCTGCTCCAGCATTTAAAGTTAGAGATGGTACTATAGTGCCCATATTTTTAGAAGTCCCAATTCCGTTTCCTAAAACTGGTAATTTTACTGCGTCTCCAGCGTATATTTTTATGTTATTAGGGTCTCCATTAGCTAGAATAGGGGAAATTCTATAAAAACTTACTTTATTTCCGTCTGCGTGCCCTGATAAATTAATTTTTGGTATTAAACCCCCAAACGGATTATTGATTCCATAAGACATAATTTTTATGTTTATTAATTGTTAATTTTGATTATTTTGTTTTTGCTTTCTTGAGGTACCTGCAAATTAGTACATGCATTTTTTTGTCTTGCATTGACGGACGCTTTTGAGCCCTAGCATCAAGGTACTATAC